TAACCCCCCCCAAAAAACCTAGAACAACAATAATGCCGCCCATGATGCTGAATATATAATCCATTCTATTCATCTCATCTACTATGACACGGGTAATGTCATGCTATCTAGTGCATTTTTGATCCGCCTTGGAGTCCGTAGTTAAGCAATGATGAATGAGTAGATGGAGCAGTAATGGACTCAGCCCCACCGAAAGGGAGGGCAATTTGTCCGTTTTCAAGGTTCACAATTGGGGATCTAGACTCGGAAAGTTCTTTGTTTTCTGTTTTCTGTATAGATACGTTTTCTGTGAAGTCGCTTCCGTTATACTTCATGGCCTCACGCTGACCGGTAGTATGTCCGAGAGCCTGTCGCCTCTCCACTGCCTGGACCTCTGGGAGCGGGTTGATAGACGGCATGGACGATCCTAGCCAAGTGCAATTAAGCCAGGCAGCAGTCATAATCGGTGTTTTAAGGCTGGCCTTGACCCTGCGGGCAGACACCTCTTCACGAAACCAAGCCTCATAGACCACGTTCCAAAACTGGCTCGCGGCTTGGTCTCGTAAAATTTCTATCTTCGTCCAGAACTGGAGCAGTGCCCCTCGGGCGGCGCTATAGCTGGCATTGTGCTCCATGTCAGCTATAGCAATTCCAACACCCTCCGCGGCGGCTATCGACTTGAAGACGTTACGGATGAACTCATTAACATTTAGATTTGGGCGCTTGGTGTCAAACGATTCTAACTTATTCCCGGAGGCAGGATTAACCATCAGTCCTGGAAAGTTTGACAACCCCTTTCCTAGGTCATCTTGTTCATTATATGTCGACCCACTGACTCTTGCCCTCGCCTCCGCAAGTGCCTTGGCCGGGTTGGATCCTTTGGCCGATCCGGCCTCGGTGATGTGTTGAACGGCAAAAAGGCTATTTACAACCATCGCTTCAAGCTCAGAAACGCTGGCATCTGTGATTTTTTGCAACTCGTGGACGTAAGGAGCTATGGACGGGGTGCCTCTGACACATCCAACCGAGTCTATTAAGGCCGTGTGGATGACAAACCGTCTACCATCGGTGCCGAAAAACGGGATTCTTGTAGTTAAAGAAGGTGATTTGATGGGGTCTTCACACAAGAAAACCGCTATTTCCTCGCCCTCTTGTGTCAATTCAATGCCACATTTTACGACGTTTCCCCGTGCTCTTGCCGCTGTAATGTCGGCATTTCCTGGCTGGGTTACCTGTTCAGGTAGGACAAATTGTAATGAAACCGGGCTCATTCGAGATGAACCTGAAGAATATCGCAATATTACGAACGTTTCGCCGTCCCTATCACGGTTCATTAACTCGAAGTATTGGAGCCTGTAGAAAGAATCTCTACCAGTAGAGTCCGATTCGTGAGAGTTGGCCCATAGATGGAACCTAAGTTCCACATCGCGTTTCCATTTGTGCCGACGATTGAGCGCATCCTCGTCGGTCTTATCAACCTTAGGTTCTAGCAGCTCCCACACGGGGGAAACCTGGAGAGATAACCCAGCACCAACGGCATTATCAGTTTTTCTTCCTGTCAGTGCCCGTGCTTGAGGAGTTTCCCAGTGGGCGAGCCTTGATCTAGATCGGAGGGCCTCATAGTTGAGTTCTGATGTAGATTGGTAAGGCTTCATGCCCCCTGAGAACTTGGCACCAGTCACGGTGCCACGAGAACTGACATTGCCTTGTCCTGGGCCATAGAACTCTCTTGAGGTCATAGCATGGGGCAGCGTTAGACCCTTCCAGGCTGCGGAAAAACGCTCACCTAGTGTCATCTATCAAAACCAATACGGGATACAACACCGAAACCTGCGGCCTCTTCGCCACACGTGGCAAGTTCAGCCTTTAAATAATCGATTGTTTTGTTAAGCTTGTCTAAATCAACAGGCTGGGTAGACTGGCGTCCCTGGCCTGTGTCGAGTGAAAACCCAGGTGTCATGGCGCGTAGGCGTTGAGCATAGGCGAAATCTAGGTCAGTCTGAATTTCGATTGATGATCTTCCCAAGGCTTGATAACCCCTTGTATGTAGTGTACGGCGTATTGTTAAAACCGTCAAGTAACGCTATTGATATATAAAATATTCCATAACGTATCACAGATTAATAGCGCACCAGTCCCAAAATGTGCTCCATGGTAACTCCTCATCGAATTCCTTAAACTCACCCTGCCATACAAAATGCCTGAAAACATAGAGCGCGCCCATAGCGTATACCCGACAGTCAAGAGGTTCATTGCGTGGGCGTCCCTTTATCGCCTTCCACATGACGTGGGGACGCTGGCCGGGCTTGCGGACTGTGACGCGCTCCTCGCTCATGAGACCCATAAAATGGCGGTCCTCATACTCAGAAGGAAAATGACAGTACCCAATAGGGATGAGGCCATGCTCTGGCATGGGTCTATTCAGGTAGCTGTAAAGCTGGCTCTTAAGTTGGTTCACTTGGAGGTCAACACGCTTTCCGGCGTATCCTATCACATCTCGTAGGAAATATAGGCTGCGAACATCGTTTTGCAGTGACTCCCCTGCAGCGGCCATTACCTGGGATCGGTCGGCCAGGTAGGACTCACAGAACGTGTAAACCTCCTGGGTACGATGACCCTTAGAGTCTATAAGCGCCATGGCTACATCGTGTCCATCATGACCGGTGTCTATGAGATCGCGTAATCCGGTCCAAGCCGGTCCCAAAAGGTCGGCAGTGTCGCCTTTAAATACGTGGTATCCCAGTGACCAAGATTCCCAGTTTCTACCAAACGCGACAACCTCGCACTCAATACGATTATCCTGCGTATCGGCTCCGACTACAACCAAGAGAGCCCCGTCAGGCCAAGTAGCCGGGTTAAACTTGGTGGTATCTTCCTTACGGCTAGCTACTTTCCAGAAGTCGGGGACTGCACCGCGCTCCTCCCAGGTTTCCCCAAGGACAGTATTAACGAAAGTCTGACGCTTGAGTACGTCACCTGCAATCTCCACCCACTCTTGACAAATAGATTCCCATGATCTGAACCCGACAGGGCTATACAGCGATGGTAGGTGGTAGGATCGTAAGTTTCTACGGCGCGGGGTTGCAGTTGATCGCCACTCGGCTTTTCCGCCTTGCCGTGTTCCTCTCATAAAAAAAACCTTGTCCTCGTTCTTCCAATAACCCTTGACACCAGGCCCTAGGCAGTCTGGATTTTTACACTCGTATCTAACCGAGTCTTCTACCATTGTCCCGCTGCCCTCGTCGGTATCAAACTTGAGTTGGCCCCATTCTAGATATTGCATTAGTCCGCAATGTTTGCATGGGACGAAGTAGCGGCGCTGATCGCCTTGTTCAAAAAGCGGTTCTATGAGAGACGATGACTTAAGACCAGGGGTGGACCCGTAGAGAATTTTTCGGCTAGCTTCATACTCATCAGATCGGCGGATGATGAGTGACATGGTCGAGCCTTCGGACTTCCGCTTTCCGCCTGTTGTGCCTACCTCATTTTGCCAGGCGTCAATCTCATCTAGAGCCAGCTTCGAGAATCCGTTACCTCGTAGTTTTGCCCCAACGTTGGGCCCTATAGCCCTAAGCCGTCCCCCTAGAAAGTCTTTTCTTGCTTTGGTATCTCCGGTCGCCCGACTTTTCGACGATGAGCGCGGGGCAAATATTTTCGAAGATAGGCCAGAAAGTTCTATCATTGGGCCTATTCTTGTTTCCATGACCTCTTCAACTGAATCCTTATCCTGGCCCACATAGAGCATGGGTCCTGGAGCTTGGTCGATGGTATAGCCTATCCAGTTTTCCAGGACACCTACGGTGAACCCCACGCGCGAACCCTTCATGACAGCGACTTCCTGAACTGGGCATGTATCACTTAGACAGTCGGCTATTTCCTCTAGGTATGGTGTAACCTCCCACTGAAATCTCCCATCCATAGGGGAAAGACCCTTGCCGATAATACGCCGACGTTGAGCCCATGAAGTCAAGCTCTCGTGTGTGACCTCGGATCTGATGCAGACCCTCATGGTATCGCGTATCCACTGGATCGATTTGGCAAGGTCGGTTTCGTTTAGAACATTAGATTGCACTGGAGACCTCCTCAACCACACGAGATATGCCCTGTCCGAGTATTCGCTCCAGTTCAAGGATGCCTTCTTGTATTGGCGCACCAGCCTTAGCCATAGCAAAGATGGTGGGTACTGCATGGGCAGGGGTTTTTAGAACGTTGGTCTCTATGCTCGATGACAGAATGTTGAAGGCGCGGCGCACATCCTCGCGGAGAACTACGGTTTTTTTGTCCTCTTCCAGCTTAAACAGGTGTCTAAGCTCTTGGGCTCGCTGTAGAGCGATGGACTGGCGTTTTCTTTGGATGTCTAAATTTTCCGTTTCACCCATAAGCTCTGCAATTGATTTTTCAATAGCTGTTTTCTCTTCGGGAGACAGATCAATTTCATTATTGATGAGTGGTATCGTCTCGTTATATTTCTTCTCTTTGGGCTTCCTGTCTTGTGTGTTGATCTTAACGACACTAACCAACTTATCTTGCTTCTCTTTGGGCTTCCTGTCTTGTGTGTTGATCTTAACGACACTAACCAACTTATCTTGCTTCTCTTTGGGCTTCCTGTCTTGTGTGTTGATCTTAA